CATAGGGGTTGAACCTATGCTTTTTCTTGTGTGAAAAAGTGTAGAATAAAATACCCCCACGAGTGGTTGGCAACCAAACTCTGGTTGAAAATGTATGCCGAACTTACTGGTGACAGTAAGAAGCAGGGGATAAAAAGCCCTTGCGATAACAAAATTGTATGTTGAGCACGGCACTCGTTTTATGGAAGCGCAACCGTTCATGAATCCTGCCTTCGTTGCACAAAAGAGCCAGTTTAAGCGAGATTTGGATAAATTAGTAAAGTGAGGTGAACTATGGACCCACAGCAAGAGCTCTTCATTGAGCTACTATCAAGAATTAAGGAACTAGGATATGACGTATACGATGGCGCTTTGCCACCTGATAATACGCCATATCCTTTTGTATATCTAGGAGATAGTCAGTTGGTAGATGACAATGGAAATAAGTCGGTTGTATTAGGGAAAGTATTCCAAAAGATTCATGTTTGGAGTAATAAACCGTATGAGCGAGGAACATTATCTTCTATGTTGTTGGCCATAAAGCAGGTATGCAGAAAAGTAAATAAGACCAATCGTCTTAGCTGGTCTGTTAGAAATATTAATCAGCGGATTCTGCCTGATAATACTACGAAGCAACCATTGTTGCACGGGGTGCTAGAGGTGGAATTCGAAATAAATTAGGAGGAAAGAAGATATGAAGAGAATGAATTTACAGTTGTTTAATGAAAGAGTAGACGGAAAGCAAACGGTGTATTTGTATCGCATTTTGAGTGAAAGTGCAACGCAAAATGCTAGTATTTTAGCGTATGTGACGGAGAACGGGAAAAGTATCAGTACAGATACAGAAACGACAGCAACGAAAGACGGAACGGTAGTAACAGCGGGGATTCCTGTGATTGAAATTACGTCTACATCCATGCTGCCAGTTGGTAGCGCGATGATTGATAAGCTACAAAAAGCACAATTAGAAGGTGCAGTTATCGAAATTTGGGAAGCGAACCTTGCAGAGAAAGCGGGGGGAACGAATCGATTTAAGGGAACGTATTATAGAGGGAAAATTTCTAGTTTTGAGAAAAATTCACCAGCGGATGGCTATGTGGAGTTGTCTCATACGTTTAGCATTGACGGAGTGGGTGTTGATGGTAGTGTAACGGTTACAGCAGCGCAACAAGAAATTGCAGCGTATGAATTTAAGGACACACCAAAAACAGGAGCGTAATTAATCGGGGCGGCTAAATGTCGCCCCTTTACCTAGGAGGAAAATAAATGTTATTAAACATAAGAGATAAAGAGTATGAGTTGAATTTTGGAGTTGGTTTTTTGAGAGAGTTGGATAAGAAGTATTTTGTTACTAGAAATGGCGAAAAGTTTGGGGCGAGTATGGACCTTAAGATTCCGTTGTTATTAACGGGGGATATTGTAACGCTTTCGGATATTCTCTATGCGGGAACACACGCATTAAAATCGAGACCAAGTCAACCGGATGTTGATAAATATATTGATGAAATAGAGGATGTGGAACCGTTTCTTGAGGAGGTGTTCGAGGAACTAAAAAAGTCGAATGCTACAAAAGTGCAGGTGACGAGGATATTAGACGCACTGGAAGCGGAGAAAGCAAAGAGCGAGTAACGGAAACATCGAATGAAACGTATGAGCGCATCTTGATTAACTGTATTCGATATTTTGGCATGACAGATTTTGCAGCAATGAACAAAATGACGTTGTATGAACATCGGATTCGCATGGAAGCGCATAGATTGTCCATGGCTGATAAAGAACGAGACATACATTGGCAAGCGTGGACGAACCAGCGTGCGAAAGCAACGAAGAAGAGTGACAAGAAAATAGTGTCTGCATTTAAGAATTTTATTGAATTTTTTGATTATGAGGAATTGACAGGTGAAAAGAAACGTAGAGCAGAAAGGGAACGACAACGAAGGATTGAAGTTTTGAAATTGCAAGAAGAAAGGGGTGAGGGTTACGGAGAGTTATAGTGTACAAGCGGTGTTAAGTGTAGTGGATAAGAATTTCTCAAGCACCATGAAAGCAGCAGGTAATGCAATGGGTGATTTGGATAATTCATCGAAGAAAACAAATACTTCGATTCTTGACATTGCGAAAGGTGTTGGAGTTTTCAAGTTATTAGAGAAAGCGACAGGGGCACTTGTAGGTTCATTGGATGGTGCAATCAAGCGTTATGACACGATGAATCAGTTTCCAAAAGTTATGGAAGCCATAGGATTTTCGACAATTCAGTCGGAACGTTCTGTTAAGAAACTGGCGGATGGAATTGACGGACTCCCAACTTCTTTGGATGCGATTGTAGGTTCTACGCAGAAGATAGCATTATTAACGGGTGATTTGGATAAAGCAACGGAAACTTCTATCGCTCTTAATAATGCATTCTTGGCATCAGGTAGCGCAACGGCGGATGCAGAACGTGGGTTAGTGCAATACACGCAAATGCTTTCTAAGGGCGAGGTTGACCTTACATCTTGGCGAACATTACTAGAAACGATGGGTCCAGCGCTTAGAGAAGTGGCAAGTGCGTTTGGGTTTACTAAGGACCCTGCGAATGAGCTGTACGAGGCCTTAAAAAGCGGCTCAATCACATTTGACCAGATGAATAGTAAGATTGTTGAGCTCGATGGAGGGCTTAACGGATTTGCATCGAGAGCAGCAGAGGCAAGTGCTGGTATCGGCACGTCTATGCAAAACTTAAAGACCTCGATGGTAAGAGGTGTTACAACGATTATCGAGGCGACAGACCAGATGCTTGCTGATAATGGGTTTCCGAAGATTGCAGAAATTATTGATAATGCAAAGGTTGGGATTAATAAGAGTACAAAGGCTATTGCGGATAACATAGGTGTGGTAGCGAGTGCAGTTATGGCATTGTCGCCATATTTAAAAATTGGGGCATCTGCATGGGGAGCCTATGAGGTTGCAACAAGAATAAGTAGCAAAGTGAAAAAGACATCAGATGCTATAAAAACAGCGGGTGAAGCAGCGCAATTAGCAGCAAAGGCGAGTGAATTAAAAGCAAAGGCAGAAAAAGTGGCGGCAAGTGCTACGCTTGCAAATGAAAAAGCTACAAGATTGACTGTGCTAGCAGAAAAAGCAAGTGCGAAAGCGAAAACAGCAGGAACGTCTGCTACAGCACTAAAAACAAAGGCTCAAACTCTTAATGCGAAAGCGGCGATTGCGAGTGCAAAGGCAGAAACAGCGAATGCGGCAGCGGAAAAAGCAAGTACAGCAGCAAAAACAGCAGGTAGTGCGGCGGTTACTATAAAGGGTGCGTTGATAAGTGTGTTAACTGGAAAAATAGGAGTGGCAACAGGCACACAATTGGCTTGGAATGCAGCGATGGCGGCAAGTCCGATAGGCACTATAATCACTGTCGTTGCAGCGGCAGGAACAGGCATCTACGCACTATCAAGAGCATTCGCAGATAACAACTATGAAGCAGAGAAGTTGAAAAAGAAACATGATGAGCTAATTAGCTCGTCGAAAGAGCTTGTGGATGCGTCTAAGGGTGCAAGTAAAAGCAGGAAAGATAATGCAAGTGGCATGGAAATAGAAGCGCAGGCGGCGAGAGGGCTTGCAAGTGATGTTGTTAATTTATCAAGAAAGCAAAATAAAAGTGCAGCAGACCACAAGGAACTTCAAAGCTATGTTACGATGCTTAACAATTCTGTGGACGGTCTTAATCTTGCTTATGATGAGCAAAGTGGAACGCTTAACATGACGAGCAAAGAAATTTACAAGATGATTGATTCGTACGAAGGACTGGCGAGGGCGCAAGCAGCACAAGAGGCCTATGTGGATGTGGCGAGAGAAAAGTTGGATGTGGAGCGACAGCTAGCAACCCTTGAAGTAGCGCATGGCGATGCAATGGAAAACCGCACAAAGCAAATGGTGAAAGGCATGGAGCATACACAGGGATTAACGAAAGCTGACGAAGAACGCGCGACACAGATAAAGGAATTGACGGGATTGCTTGAAGAACTAGGGGTAGAAACAGAATATTATACCGATATTCTAACAACCAGTGCACAGGAGCAAGCAGATGCTGTTAGTTCGGGAACAGAGCAACAAATAACCTCTTTGAGCGACTTAAGCGAATCCCAAAGAGAGACTATAGAGAGTATGAAAGCCACTTGGCAAGGGTACGCAGAAACCACAACGGATATGTTTAATAAAATATCTACGGAATCCGAAACTTCTCTTGATGAGATGATTGCAAATCTTCAGCATAATCAAGAGGCGACAGCTAAGTGGGCCGAAAACATGAATTTATTAGCAGGCACAGCAATTGACGAGGGATTGCTTGAGCAATTAAGAGTGGCGGGACCTGAATCAGCGGGATTAGTGCAAGAACTTGTAAACGGAATGGAAAATGGAAAGTTAGATACATTATCTGAATTGTTTACTAGTAATACGCAAGGCGCAATAGATGCAATGAATTCTACACTTAATACAGCTAATATAGACGAAGGTGTTATGGCGCTCATTACACAAATGGATACGACGCTACAAATGTCAGTCGATGCCACATTTACGAAGGCGGCCGAAGGTGGAGCGACAGTATTTGGCGATACTTTATCCAGTGCTCCTGGTGCAGCAGAAGGCGGTGAAAAGCTAGTAAATACTGCCATTGACGCAGCGGCAAAAGCAGGTATTAAATTCGAGGATATTGGTAAAGATGGAATGGACGGGCTGCATATTGGAATGATTGCAAGTACCAATAAAATTTCAGACGCAGCGGCAGAAATTATTTTGGATGGTATCAAGGCGGCAAAGGAAGCTCAAAACTCTAATTCTCCTTCAAAGGTGTATGCGGGGTTAGGGACGGATGCGATTGACGGTTACGTTCAAGGCGTAGAGGGGCAACAAGGTACGCTTGATTCTGCAATCTCAGGCGCAATTGAACAAGCAATTACAGCGGCGACAAAAGCGACACAGTCAGGTATAGAAGCTATGTCTAATATCTCAGGAAATTCATTTTTGGAGATAGGTGCAAAGGCAAAGGCTGGAATGAGCGCAATGGTGGTAGCTATCGCTAGTGGTATGAATACGTCTCGTAGTGCAATGCAAAGTGGCATGAATGCAAATGTACAGGTTACTACGATGTCTATGCAGAGAACGCGAAGTGCAACGCAAGCTGGAATGTCCGCAAATACTCAAGTTGTCACATCGGGTATGCGAACGATGCAATCTGCGACTACAAGTGGTATGTCGGCGTTGGCAAGAGCAGTTCAAGTGGGGATGAGCAGTTCGCAAAATGCGGTACGCTCTGGCACATCTGCAATGAATGCAATTGTTTCGAATTTGCAAAGTGGCTTTTATTCTAGTGGGGTTTATGCTTCGCAAGGGTTAGCACAAGGAATTAATGCGGGAGCAAGTTCGGCAATGGCAGCAGCGAGAAGGGTTGCAAGTTCTGTTGCGGCTACCATGCGAAATGCGTTAGATATACATTCTCCGTCTCGGGTGACGGAAGAGATTGGCGAATATACAAGCGAAGGTGTAGAGATTGGTATGCTAAATCGTTTAAAAAATATTAAGAGTGTGGCCAACACGATTGCAGAGGCTATGATTCCGCAAGCGAGTATTTCTAGTAGATTGGCACCAGTGGGGCATGATTTTTACCAACCCAATATGGAAAGCACCTTTAGTACCAATGCTACCTATACGATTATCGTACCAGTGGAGGTGGATGGTCGAGAGTTTGCAAGAGCGACGGCGTCATTTACGCAGGAAGAAATAGAAAAAGCAGAGCGCAGAAACAATAGAATGCAAGGAAGGAGATAAGAGGGCATGTATAATTTTACAAATACAAATGGGGCGCAGAGTGGCGTAATCTTGCCCTCTGAGGCTCTTAATTTTAATGGCACATGGATTGAATATGACATACCGGGATACCGAACGCTTGGGGTGTCGGGCAGAGAAGTAAGTGAAAGTGAGATAAGGGATATTCAAATAGGGCTTACGGACGGTACGCGGTATCAAGGGAGTAGGACGCCAAGTAGGGTTTTGACAATTCATTATCAACTGGTTTCGAGTACGAATGAAGGGTTTAGGGAGTCGTTTAATAGGTTAAATGCATTGCTAGGTGCGGAACAGGCAAGACTTACTTTTAACGATGAGCCTGATAAGTTTTTTATTGGAACGAAAAGTGGAGTAGGAGAGGTGCCGAAGGGAAAGAATCGGATTGTGAGTGAATTTTCGATATACTGTGCGGATCCATTTAAGTATTCTACAGAAGTGTTTACTGTACCGATTCAAGGGAATGCGTTTGCGTTCTACTATGATGGTACGCAGAAGAGTTTTCCGATTCTTGAGGCGGAAATAAGGGGAGAGAATGGCTTTATTGGTTTTGTGAATCAGGATGGGAAGATACTGCAATTTGGCAATCCGGAGGAAGCGGATGGTGAAAAGGTGGAAAATTCTGGAACGCTGATCAATACTATTTTTAATAATGCGAATGCTTTGAATGGCTGGGAGCGAAATAGAGCGAATATTGGTTCGACGCCTGTGGGGACGGTGGCTATCAATACAGGAAGAGGGGAGCTTTCTGCTTCGAATTATGGGAGTGGTTCGGCGTATTTCGGTCCTTCTATTAGTAGGATTATTCCGGCGGATAAAAACGGGCATGTTGGAGCTAAGAATTGTACGCTCGACTGGACGCTTTATTTTGCAATTTTTAATAATCTGGATATTGGGAGAATGATTTTTGCTTTAGCTGACAAGAACCGCAAGCATGTTGCGAAATTGTATTTGCACAAGAATTCGCAAGGTACGAATGCCGCTATGTTGTCATTCGATGTATGGGACCGCAGGGTAAGGGATATGGATGTTCCGCATATTTCGACCACGAATAAGATAACTGGTGCCGGACATGGGAAAATGAGCATTTCTAAATTTGGAAGTACGGTTACTTTTGAGATAGAGGGGAAGAAGTATCCGTTTACGGTACCGGAAGTAAGAGATGTGGAAGTGCATGAGGTAATGGTAAAGTTTGAGGCTTGGGGAAATCTGCAAAAGATGTCGGCGAATGCTTTGAAACGTATTCGTTTTATAAGCCATAGTGTAAGTGCGTGGCACAATATCCCAAACCGGTTTCAGAATCGTGACGTTTTGAGTGCGGATTGTAATGACAGGAGTGTGAGCGTGAATGAAGTTAGGGAAAATGGTTTGGGAGCCTTGGGGAATGACTGGGAAGAGTTTTACTTAAAACCGGGCATTAATGAGATACAGTGTTTGTATTCTACGTGGGCGCAACAGCCTAGTTTTGATTTAAAATATAGAAAGGTATGGTTGTAAATGATTATTTATTTTGCAGATAGGAAAATGAACATATTGAGCAATGCTGCTTTGGAATCGCCGGGAGGGTTATTATTTACGGATGATTTGAAAGTAGAAAGCATCAATGCAGGAGTAAAGAGTTTTGAATGCGTAATACCTTATACGAGAGATACGAGAAAAGAGGTAAAGGAAGCGACGAAAGTAGGAAACTATCTCTTAATGCAAGATGTGGATGAGTCTAGTTTTTACACAATTATCGACACGGAGAATGACACGAAGACAGAGCAGGTGCATATTTATGCAGAGGATGCAGGATTGGACTTGTTGAATGAAATTAACGGGGCATACGAAGCTGATAAGGCGTACCCGGCAGCGTACTATATTAATCGCTTTGCAGTGGATAGCGGGTTTGAAATTGGGTTAAATGAAATTAGCAATTTGACACGTAAGTTGAAGTGGGAGGGCGAAGAAACCACGACGGCAAGGATTAGGTCGGTGGTAACACAGTTCGATAATGCAGAAATTTCGTATAGCTTTGAAATTAAAAATATGCGTGTAGTTCGTAAGATTATTAATATTTACAAGAAGCGGGGGAAAGATATTGAAGTCGAGCTAAGACTTGGACAAGACATTGACCGCATCCGTACAACGGAGTCTATTGCAAACCTTGCAACAGGATTGAGAGTTACAGGTGGGACGCCAGAGGGCGAGAACCAGCAACCGATTACACTAGAGGGCTACAAGTACGATGACGGACGCTTTTATACGAGCGGTGTGTATCTATTGGATAGAGAATCGAACGCAATTTGGAGTAGGTATCTATCGGAAAAGGGGAATGGGGAAGGTTTTATTATCCAGCAGTATTCTTACGATACATTAA